GTCAGCTTATCCATAGCAGCTTGCAGAGCACTAACAGTCGAGCTCAAGACAGCTGGGCTTGTGCCACACTCCTTAACAAGCTCTTTAATGGCGTCGTGCGATGCCTTAGTGACAGGTGAGACGTTGTAAGCTGGCAAGCCCAACTTCGCGCGCAAAGAGGTTGCGAACCGACTTTCACCATCAATGAGTGACAGCTTGGTCCCACCAACCTCCGGTGCCTTGCTACCGCCGCTGAGGCACCAAGGGGCTATGACTGTGGGCGAGCCAGGCGATACAAATCGCCTGCCGTACCCAGCAGCCCGTGAGCATATGCCGACAAGCCAAGTTAGTGCGTCTGCATCAGCAACAGCCGCCTGAGCGGGCAACATCACTTTCGAGCGCCACTCATGGGTGAACTGTGGCGTCAACCCAACTGTCAGCCCAGGTGAGCAAGCCGCAGGATCGAAATGAGCCAAGCCCCGTGCGCGGCCCATCGTCCATGTAGCCCCTATAGTGTCTCGGGTGCCTGATAGCGCCCAAGTCAGGGTGTGAAACGTGTCCAGTGGGGCGGCAGTGATCATTATGGTCTCCTCAACCAAGTACTGCTTCCAAAGGCAACTGGTGAGTATCTCCTCAGATAGCATAGTGCCCTCAGACCGCACAACACATTCAGTATCACCTGGTATGACGTATACATCATCCATGCAGTATTCTTCTGACGTGTAGGTCACAGCATAATCAAAAGTTATCGAATGACCATTGACGCCGGCAGCCAACACGGCCATGTGCATGCGATTCGCACGCGACATGTCGCTATCAGCCATAGAGCGGTTCAGAAACGATCGCGCAGTCTTGCCCATGTGAGTCAAGATGGCGGGTGAAGCGATTAGACCGCCCACCGCACTCTCAAGACCGCACATGGTGGATACCTGCAGAGGTGTAAAACACACGGACAGGTCCCAGCCACCATGGCCATAATGCGGAGCGGACACCACTTCACGGCTGTAATCTGGAACCGTCAGAACAGGCCAGAGCCTAACCAGACACCCCCGCGTGGCATCAAGCTCACTCCTGAAACTAGCCTGAAGCTTGCCCATGTAGCGATCGGCACTATGGTACACAGCCTCATCAGACCACACACTCGCACCGCCAGGCCGGATAACCTCCTGGCCTGACAGCAATGTGTCTACATTATTGCACCTACCCGCAGCTCGAGCTGACTCATCAGCCAAGCAGCGGATGTAGGCACTCACAATGACCACACTACACATAACCTCATCCGGTTGCGCATAAGGAAATGGTTTGTAAGTGGTGTGAGCAGTGCTCAATACAGATGGATCGAGAATGGCGGACACCCAACTTTCCAGCCCGTTTGAAGCGCTTATGAAAGCAGAACAAACGAGATTCTGTGCTGGAAGTGCTATCGCCCCACACGACCCCACCTTCGTGATGCGCTCACTCTTAGTCGGCCCAGCTGCCGGGAAGAAATCCGGGAAGAGTGCCGCTCCAATAGCCACGCCCAACGCGTCCATGACCCTAAGCGGGCAAGCGCACGCATCCTCCATAACGGTTTTGAGTGTGACAAGCTCCAACCGGTTGAACCGGCTGAGCGTATTGGCATCAACCACCTCTCCAGAGGCAGCAAGGCCATTGATCAGGCCACAGGCATGCACAGCACAATCCCTGCCTATAAAGTCAGGGTTGTAATGTGCGATGTCGCGTCCAAAGTTAGGCCGCGCAGCACCCCAGCCCACAGCGAGTGCCTGGAACGCATTAACACCAAACACAAGGTTGTAAGCAGCAGGCAACCCCGCCTCCTCGGCCCCTGCAGCAAATGAGCGGTGCATCAGGACAGTCAAGTTCAACCTGTCAATGCAGGCATTACCAAACCCACCAGCGCACCGATCACCCACGAGCGAGTGGGTGACATTAGCCCACAGGGAAGGGAAAGGCAGCCTGTCGCAAAACAAGCGCAAAGCAGACTCGAGGCCATCAGAGTCACCAGTCATTGCGGCAACATAGTCAATGGCCTCAAAGCAAGCACGAACAGTGACAGCAGGCACAGCCTGAGCTCTGGCACCCCAGCCGATCACAGTACGCGCACCCTTAGGACCCATCAGATACACACTTATGCGCTCAGAAAACTGAGGATGGGTGGAGTAGGCGTTAGCACAGGCCTGCTGACCAGCAACCACGTTCATGTTGGGTCTGACAATGTGCCATAGCGCAGAGGCAATCCCTGCGCTAATGCATTTGTTGCCTTTAAACCCAGGCAAGAAGTAGCTGCGAGTGTCACGCTCGAACGAGCGCAACAAGTTGTCGTACCGCGCCTCCTCAGCAGGCCAAATCCTGTCGAGGATGAGGCTAAAGAAGGGGTTGGCATTGTTGATCTGAAAAGGTGTGGGAGACACACCAGCATGCAGATCACTAGCCAACACGATCAAGCGATAGTACAACTCGGAGTAATCACCCCCACTGGTACAGTTGTTCTTAATGAGCGAACTGAACCTCTTAGCCTGATCAACAGACATGTTAGGGAAGGTGGTTTGGATGATGGTGTGGGTCAAAGTGCTTGCTGATGCAGAGGATCCCAAATCCTGCTGGAACACCGCAGTACCGAGTAGACCGGCAGTGCGAGCCACATCATAATGCACCACCCCACTAGGTGTTGCGTTGGCATTGGTGCCAATCAAAGGCACCGAAAGTCTCTCGGCAAAGCTGCCACCACGCCCAGCGCGGCCAGCAACATTACCATCTGCCGATAGCACACCATCATCATTGTAATGGATGGATTTGAAGGCCGCACGATTGCCAGCTCTGCCGGCAACACGACCAAAGATAGTTTTGACCAGCGAGGTCGCTGGTCCGGATTCACCCTCGACGTAGTCGATGAGAGAATCACCACATGCGTGGAAAACGGTGTTAGTGTTGAACTTCATGGTAACTGAGTTTGTTAAGTTGAGCTGTTTAGCTGTTTGGAATATATCAGTTGTACTATTTCAAGTGTGAGCTGCCGTCCACCCCACTGTTTCCAGTTGGCCATGACTGTATCTTGCAGAAACTTTCCCGGAGTGTTGCAGTCGATGAACTACCTTATGGCAGCTGCGGATTACCCTTAGAGTCGTAATTTTCACGGACCTCATCTCATATACACCATTGGAGTTGTTACTATAGTAGGGCCATTACTCCTACCTGCGATGCCAGCAGTATCCAATGACTTAGCCAAAGTGCGTTTTTGCACCGGCCAGGGCTTCCCGCATCAGCACTCACAGCAGTACGTTACCGCACCACAACCACCACCCGTTCACACGAAAGCATGACCGGGCCCAATCCTAAGGGCCTTATCCCCATCCACCACACACACGAAGAATTGACGTCTGTTGCATATAAGACAGCACTGCTGCCTTCAGAGTTTACTTGCGTGATCAGGTGGACCAGGTCCAGCCGGCTGAGATCTCCCACTTGCCCCTATTATGTTTTGTTGTATGGTAACTGAGCTAGCGGGAGACGCATTACGTGCGCCCTCTTAAAGACAACTAACCCTCCTATTGTGCACACCAAAACATCACATCAATACCATGAGGAACAACCACCCGGGCACTTCCGGGAGCACATGCACCCCGTCTATTGCTAGAACAGGTTGTGCTACGAGGTTACTCAACAACGATTGAGCGATGTCTGGTGAGACCATATCATTCTGTGATCGGAGCTACCCGACCTGCCGTTTGGCCACCAAATTTTTGCCGTGAGACACGCAGCCTGATGGAGTATAATTGGCAACCCCCATCGAGCAGACCCGTTTGAGGGCCTTTGCGCACACTTTACAGAAGGGTGCTCGACTCCCCCAGGGAAACCCGGCCGGGGCCCATCGGCCCTCC